GCACATTACAGGACGTAATGGATCTAACACAGTCTTTCAAGGGACTGATATCTTGTCTGAATCTGGCATTGCATCAGATTACGCATCATACAGTGGGTCTTTCGATTTCAGTGGTGTTTTAAACAGAATAACTGTTGAAGTAGGTGGTCGAGATATTAATCTTGCGATTGGCCCTCTGTTTGATGATGTAACAGTCAATGTGTTTTACAATGTAATAAATACCATCATCACACAGCAAATCACAACAATGGAGGAAATATTATATTTAAATATTTTTGATCCTGTTGAATTAGATTTTGTTGAAGAGGTATTTGAACTTAATGACATAAGCATGGATGACGGTGAAATAGAGTTTGCGCCTATTCAAGCTCCTGTAGAGGAGATTACTGTTGCTAGTGTAGAATTAGAAATAGCTGAGATTGAAATAAATTTACCTGAGCCTGAAGTAGAAATCATTGAAGTTGAAACCGAAGTAGAGTTAGAAATCGAGATGGAGATGGAGGAAATTGTGGTTGTAGAAGCTGAACCTGAGGAGGAGGTTATCGAAGAATCTCAAGAAGAACCACAGGAATCAGAACCAGAGCAACCACAAACACCACAAAAAGAAGAAGATCCAGAAGAAACAGTAGAAGAAGAGAAAACATCGGAGCCTAAAATATCAAAGAAAGAAAAAGCTGCTACTAAAATAGTTAAGAAAATCGATGATAAAGCTAGATATGATGATGCTGCTCAAACTAAAACTTTAATTGTTATGCAAATATTAGGTAATACAAAAACATTTTTTGACAATCAGTCTTTTATTCAAGATACAAATGTTAATGAGTATTTAAACAAGACAATAGATGATCAGTATGGTATGTTGTTTAATATGGCACAAAATCAAACTATGAATGATATGGTAAACTCACAATGGCAGAACTCTCAATAGGCGGAATCTCCTTTAAAGGAGGAAAGATGATGGCAATCATTCTAGCCCTTAGTAGTAGTGTGGGTGCTTTGTATGGTGGCTTTGAGATATATAAACGGTTTCAGGATATGTCCGCAGCCATAGAGGCTTATCAAGAGCCAGATTTAAGTGGTTTTGATAAAAAGATAGCATTAGTGGAGTCTAATACGACTGGACAGATGGAATTAGTTAAACAACAATTAGACGCTATGAAGAGTGAACTAGAGATAATTTTAGGTGAAATTGACCTAATATCACAAGTAAGCCGTGAATTAAAAGATGATTTAAAAACAGATTTACGATCAATGGAAGGTGATGTAAGACATATAACAGAAATTGTTAATGATATAGAAGATAGACAAAAAGAAGATACTAGAGAGATTTTTGATGAACTTAAACTTATTGAAGAAAACCTTGACTTGCAGATCAATAAGGCTTTAAATAACCCATTGAACAATATGTCAGCAAAGTCGAATTAGGAGGCTATCATGTGTGATTGTAAAACAGACGAGGATTGTGTATGTCGATTAAGATAGAGATGAAAACAGTCCTGCCTTATGTTGTGCTTATTGCAACAATAGGCATGACATGGGGTATGTTTACTGAAAGGCTTAATGCCGTAGAAAAAAAGGCAGATCTAGTAGCAGAAATGCAACAGGATATTGCGATAATTAAGTCTAAAATTTTAGACATGGATGATAGAATAGCCTGGATTGAAGAATTTTTAATAAAAACATCTGATTATTGATATCTAAAAAATTTCAAAATTTAGTAAAAAAAGAAGTTAGACTGTGGTCTAAACATTATTTAGAGGTGCCAAATGCACATCTTAATCGCTTACCAGCTTGTCCATATGCAAAAAAAGCGTGGCTAGATAAAAAAGTTGACATACAGTTAAGAGATCCTGACAAAGGATATATTTCAAATTTACACAAACTTGTTAAAGAATTAGATTTTGATAAAAAAGAGATACTAATTTTCTGCGATCTTTTTTACAAAGAATATAGTCTGAATAGGTTTCAAAAGATTATAGATAAATTTAATGACAAATATAATCTAGAGGATGTTTATTTCATGGGTTTTCACCCTTACAATCCACCAAATGAAGAGGAGCAAGAATTTCTACTTAATCCCACAGGAGATGCCACTAACTTACCTGATTCTAAGGTGGACTTTTCAATGATGTTAATACAAAAGTTCTCGCAATTACAAGATGCTTCTGATAGATTAAGACGCATGGGTTATTATGATAAATGGCCCAGAGATTACTATCAAGAAGTGGTAGAATCTAGACACGAACAATATAAAAAGCTTTTTATGTAAGGAGGCTAAAATGGCACCAGGAATGATGAAAGACAAAATGGGCATGATGAAGAAAATGCGCGGTGGTGGAATGATGAAGAAAATGCGCGGTGGCGGCATGATGAAGATGGAAAAAATGCGCGGTGGCGGCATGGCTAAAAAGAAGAACGTCAAAAAGAAAACTAAGTCAAAGAAGAAAAAATAATCTATGACTACATCGGGAACAACAACATTTAATTTAGAAATAGATAAGGTTATAGAGAGAGCTTATCGAAGAGCAGGTAAATCTATGCGCACAGGTTACGACCTTGAGGCTGCTCGTGATAATTTAAATTTGTTGTTTTCCGAATGGGCTAATAGAGGTTACAGTTTATGGAAAGTACAAAACCACACTCAAAATTTAACTGCATCTACAAACGAATATACTGCACCATCAAATGCAGATGATATTTTAGAAATGGTTTTTAGAAATGGTAACACAGATACCACTATGACAAAAATTTCTAGATCAGAGTATCAAAACATACCTAACAAAAGTTCTGAAGGCACACCAACACAGTTCTATGTACAGAGAAATAGGGCTAATGTGCAAATTACAACTTACTTAACACCTGACACAACTGATACACAAATAAACTATTGGTATGTACAAAGAATTCAAGATGTTGGTAAATATACCAATACACCAGATGCTCCTTTTAGATTTTTACCATGCATGGTTTCAGGTTTAGCTTATTACCTTTCACAAGAAGTTAATCCTGCTTTATCAGGTGAATTAGAAAGAAGATATGAATCTGAGCTATCAAGAGCGATAACAGAAGATAGTCAATCTACTTCTGTAAATATTGTTCCCAAAAATTTTTATCCAGGAGTTTAAATGAGTTTTGCAGTCGGCAGATATTCACAAGCCATATGTGATAGATGTGGATTTGCAGTAAAATATTTAGAATTAAAACAAGAGTGGAATGGATTAAGAGTTTGTGATGAGTGCTTTGAACCTAAACATCCACAGCTTGAACCTCCGTACGCTAGTGCTGACGCAGTCGCTCTTGAGGATCCAAGACCTCAAGTAAAATTACCTATGACAGTGGAGGTTGGTATACCTAATGATACTTTCTTTACCTCAAACGGTATGCAACCATCTACAATAAGTGATGACTTGAACATAATTTCAACAACAGGTATAGTAACGGTAATTATAACATGAATTATTCTGATTTATTAACAAATGTAAGAAACTATACAGAGGTTACTAGTGATGTATTAACAGACTCTGTATTAAACGTATTTATTGAAAATATAGAAAATAAAGTTGATAGGGCTATAGATGGCGATTATCAAAGGAGATACGCCACTTCAGCTTTTGTTGCAGATAATTCTTTCTTAGACGTGTCAGGACCAGAGGGTGGTTTTAGATTTGCTAGAGGATTACAATTACACAAATCTGATGGGACCATAGTTTGGCTACAACAAGTCGATACTACTTTTATTGATGAGTATTCTGTAGAGAGATCAACTTCAGATACGAACTTTAAAGGTGAACCTAGATATTGGGCTAATTGGGATGCAAATACATTAATTGTAGCTCCAACTCCTG